TAATACAATAAATTTATTAAACTATGCATATTTGGCTCATAAATGACTGCCGTAGTAATACAATAAATTTATTAAATAGCTATGCCATTTGCCTGTGATCTAGTACGAGGAGACTTTTTGGTGTTCTGAGATGTAAAGGAAAAGTGAAGATGTCTGTGACAGTACTGAATCATATACCTAACAGTATCAGCACCATGTGCATATTCGTTTTTTCTTGGTGAATCTTTCCATGTATTTAGCGTATCGTTCCATTCTTTTGTGTAGTTCATAAAACATTGATCTATGTAATCGCAACTCTTGTCTATCCACATGTACGGTAGAGCTTCTCTAACTGATTCCACCCCCGCAAGCACGCCCTGTTTTTCCAGCACAATAGTGTTAGTTACGCCGTAATCGTGTAGTATGTCTTTACGTGAACGCTGTCCTTCTTCGCTTAAATCTACTACTACAGCATCATGCGGCAATCCAATTTCTTTAAGTGACCAATCATACTTAGTTTTGAATTCAGTCAACTTAGTTGCGTAGTGTTTTAGGCCTTCACCTGAATTATGATAGCTATGTATTATACGAATTGAATTTCGGTACACTTGAAAAAAAAGCAAAACCATATAGTCATTGCGACCAAGGTCCATAACGCAGTATACGTCAAGGTTAGGATCATACAAGTCAAGTACTTTACGTGAACCTCTAATTATTTGCTCTAAATATTTACGTGCCCAATACGTACCGTCTTTAGCTGCAGCAAAGGCTTCTGCTGGTGTAGCTGGATACTCTTGGTGAATGTCACCTTCTAGCTCTCGCTCTTGCGCTATCCAAAAGTTCTTTTGTTCTGGCAATAATATGCGACCGGTATCTTGTTCAAGCTTAGAAAAGTAGTTAGCTGCATTGTTGTCTATATACTGCTGCTCGAATTCAACACAGTCAGGATCATCAAGCCAAGGCAAGAACACAGGCATGAAATCTTTAGCTGCAAGGTTACCTTTGGTAGAATGCGCTATAGCCGCATCCCACATTGTCTTAAACATGTTTGCGCCTTCAGCTGTACTCTCCACCACACCAATGTTGCCAGGAGCAAGAGCTTGCAAAGTACCTGTCTTAGTTTCTTTTGCACGATCAGGGAATTTATTGGCAATTTTACCTAGCTCTGATATGTGCAAACGGTGAAGAGTAGCAGACCGAAAGGAGGTTCGAATAAAAAGACTACTATTGTTATTAAAAGCAAGTTCACTGGCATTATCCTTTGTTAACTTGCGATTAACGAACTCTTTAATTTGTGGATCAAACTGATCCCATAAATACTTAGTTCGCTCTAATAGTAACGATGCAGCTTCTTTATCTTGTGCCATTAAGCCACAGTTAAAATTACTGTAAAAAAGACTATCATCACTATAAGAAACAAGAAAAAGGGTGGAGATACCCTGCTGGCGAGATTTAAGAACAATAAGGCGAGGATGAAGAAACAAATGGCTATAAACATAGAATTGTGCTCTGTTCATTTTAAATATGCAAGGTTCGCCATATTTATCAATGATACTGTAAAGATTGTTTAATCGCCACAGCTTAGAAGGTAAATATTTAGTTACTAATTCACCTTCAGTACGCGGTGAGGTATTTAGTAGTTCCCAGACATACTCGTGTTTAGGAAACCATTGCAAAAACTCTTTTTCTGTAATAGCTAAATCAGTCACGTAAGTATTTCTCAAATGATCCGTTAATATTGTTTACTTGCACATTAGTACCTTTAGCAAAGAATGCGCCTTGCAATTTAGCTAACGCTTCGGCTAGTACTAAAATAGTATCTGTAGTAGTTGACGTAGTTGCTTGCACTGTAATCTTTTTAACTAAAACAATAGCAGCATCTTGCATTTCTTTTTCAAGTATGCCTAAGCCTTCAACAGATTTACTTAGCTGTGAAATAGACTCATCAACTGAAAGAACTTCGCCGGTTAACGCTTGCATTGGCTCTGTTAATTCAGTTTGCACTTTTTCAAACAAAGTTTCTAGCGCTGCTTCATCTAAGTTAAATAGTTCTTGTAAGTTATCTTGCTGCTCAGCTTTAGCTAATTCTTTATTTAGCTTTAAAGCTTGTGCATAAGACATGTCTAGCAAGTCAGCAACTTCTTTAGGCTTTTTACCAACTTTTAAATGCGCTAGAGCTATTAGCTTAGTTTTTTCGGTTAGATTCGCCACTGGTTTGATCCTTATTAGCTTTGTATTCTTTTAAGGCTTGTATACAAACCCAGCTAAAGTTTCTGCCAGTTCGTCTAGCTTCAATTTTCATTCGCTCTATAAAATCAAAATCCGTCTGATTTTTAGTAGAGAAAGAGTGTGTCTTGTTCATCACTAGTCTCGCAATAATAGTAAATTAGTTTCATTTACTATATTTTAATAAAATTATTGTACTTTGTACACCTTTTTATACATAATGGAAGAACCTTATATGGTATTCGTTTTCGTTTAATTTGGAGCAACTAAAAATGAGTGAAGAAAAAGAAACTAACGATAACACACCTAGCGTACAAGAGCAAGTTAATGCGGTTGTATCGGCTATGGTACAAACAGAAGAAGGTAAATGGGACATACCAGAAGAAACGCTGGCCGACTTACCAGAAGCTATTGTGTATGCAGCTAAAGCTGAAAAGCGTTATCGAGATACACAAGGCGGTTATACTAAAGCTAGACAGCGTGTAAAAGAGTTAGAAACAGTTAACACCGAGTTAACTTCTCATGTAGTTAAAAATGCTACTATGCATCTAACTAACGAAGAGCGCGAAGAACTTGATGATTTAAAAACTTCTGATCCTGAGGCTTGGCGTGAAAAAATCAACGAGCATGAAAGCACGGCGAAAAAATTGCAGGAAGAAAAAATCACTGAGTTTCAAACTAAAGGTAAAAAAGCAAGCGAAGCAGAAGTTAGAACGACGGCGTATCAGGAATTTACAGAACGCACGGGTATAGAGCTTAATGATGACGTTATGGAAAATCAGTTACCTGCTTCGTATACTAAAAAGCTTAGTGAAGATAAATGGACTTTTGACGAGTTTTTAGAAGCTGCTGAAAAGTTTTTAACGCCTAATGTTAAAGTCAAAGGTGCAGATGACAATCCAGACATCCCCAAAAGTATGAATAAGCTTCCAGGAGGTAAAGAACCTTCTAAAGAAGCTCAAACTGGTGATGCAGTTCAGTCTTATGTTAAGGAGACATACTAATGAGTGAACAAAACATTGAAAATGAAATTAAAGAAAAAGGTTTGACTGCGCCTCGTCTTACGCCCGATTATATTGATAAATGCATTATTAAAAGGCAGTATCATATTTTTGAAGATACACAAACAACGGTTTGCTGTTTGACACTAAAGAACGGTTTTACTGTAATTGGCGAAAGTGCTTGTGCAAGCCCAGAAAATTTCGATATAGAAATAGGCCAAAAAATTGCTTTAGAAAATGCGCGTAATAAAATTTGGTTGCTTGAAGGATACTTGCTAAAAGAAAACTTTCAACTTTTGTAGTTAAAACAGCAGCAATAGCGCATGAAGTAAACAGAGCCTATTGTGCCAGTCTTGGCGATTATTCGCAAGTAGCGTGGGAAATAGCGCCACAGCGGCAAAAAGATAGCGCTATTGCCGGAGTGCAATTTCATTTGGCTAGTGATGCCACGCCAGAAGAAAGCCACAATAGTTGGTTAAGGCAAAAAGAACTAGACGGATGGACTTATGGCGAAGTTAAAAATGAAGCTTTAAAACAACACCCTTGTTTTGTGCCTTATTGTAATTTACCGCAAGAGCAGCAAGTTAAAGACTACTTGTTTAAAGCAGTTATAGTAAGTTGCAATAATTATTAAATTTAAAGTGTACTTTTTATTAGATTTAGCATATTATATTTAAGTGCATATGAGTACTCCAATTCTGATACTCGACGCCGTATTTAAAGCTAACTTGATTAACAGCTTACTTACCGTCGAGTAATCAGTAAACTGGAATTCTAAGTGGCTTAGTAAGTAATTTATTAAACTATTTAGAGGAAACTCTCATGGCTACAGCTGTTGTCCCATTGACATCAGACCTGAAGCGTAAGAAGTGGATGCGTGAAGGCTTAATACAAGCTGCCGCGAAATCTTTCTGGGCACCTATGACAGGTTCTAGTAAAGATGCCATTGTTTACCAAGTAAACAATTCTAACGCCGCAGAAGGTCACACAGTTGTTTTTGACTATTCTGGTAATACTACTGGTAAAGCAATCAAAAACAAAGACACCGCTTATGGCAAAGGCCAAGTTAAGCGTAAATTCTCCGATAAAATCACAGTTGATCGTTACCGTCTAGTAGTAGACAATGGTGATGAATTTGACGGTGTTGACATTGGTGATTTGGGTATTAATCAACATAGCGATTCACGAAGCAAATTGGGCGACCAATTTATTCGCTTTAAGGATCAGGCTTTGTTTGATGCTGCTCAAGGCACACTAGGTCAAACTCCTTCGCACGTAATCGATTTGGGTACTACGTTTACTTTTGATGACCTTTTGGACATCGAAAAGATTTTGCGTACTTCAAATGGTTTTTCAACTGGCGCTGTTCGTCGTCCTCCAGACCCTTATATGGTTAATGGTGATCAACCTTGTTGGTTATTCGTAATTGATTCGGCCATGGCTAATCTTTTACGAGCTGACACTGCTGGCTATCAAACTATTGTTCGTTCTGGTGATGTTCGAGGCGATCAAAACCGCAATATTAAAGGTGTCATCGGTAAGCTTGGTGCGCTATTAATTGTTGAAGCTTCTCAATTCTTTGGTGACACTTCTGGCTCAACTGTTGGTTGGGGCTTGGATGATTCAGAAATTGAGATTGCTGGTTTACGTCAGTACTCAGGTGCAAACCCTGCGTCTGCTGCATGGACTGGTCAAGCTTCTTTTGACTACGCTAGTGCAAATCTTCACTCCCGTGGATTGATCTTGGGAGCCGGTGCGTTGCAATCAGCATTTGGTAAAATGCCTGATTACAAATATCAAGAATCTCAAGATTTTGGAATTACTTCTGAATCTGCTGTTGAGTTCTGGATGAATACGCAGAAATGTAACCTTACTGCTGAAAATAGTGATTATAAGAGTGCGAAAATTGCTTCGCTCGATTATGGTGTTGTTGCTGTTGACGTAGAAGTACAATAAGGAGGAGTTGAATAATGGCCACACAAAATTTAACTCGTAAACTTGGTTTTCATAAGAAGCGTGGTGTTTGTGTCTTCACTGCAGTATTAGATTTAGCAGACACGTCTGACTTTGATCTAACTACTTCAGGCGATGACTACGAACTATTTACACTTCCTGAAGAAGCTTATGTGACAAAAGCAGAAATGCTTGTTTTAACTGCTAACAATGCAGGTACTTCTGCCGTAGCTAATGTTGGTTTTGCTGGAGGTGACACGCTTATTGACGGCGGTGATCTTACTTCAGCGGCTAATACTGCGCTAAGTGGTGGTACTAACGCTGTTGTGCCTCAGTTAAAAACAACTTCTGGTGTTGTTACTTATCAACCTACTTATGCTGGTACTGCACCTACTGCAGGTAAAGTGCTATTAGTAATTGAGTATGTTGAGCATGAAAAAGCTACTGGCGAAGTTACTAACTTCTCTGAAACTGCTTAATCTGCGGAGCAGGCCCTGAAAAGGGCTTGCTATTTATATGAGTAGAGTAGAAGACATAATAACAAGAGTTAGAGATACACTAGGCGATTCTAATGGAACTCGCTGGACTGTTAAATCTTTAATTCGACGCTTAAATGAAGGCCAATACGATATAGCCAAAAAAGCAGAGCTGTTTAAAAAAACTGCGGCTATAACTATAATTAAAGGTCAGTATACATATGTACTACCCGAAGATTTTATCAAATTAAAAGACGCTTTATTTGCTCAAAAGCCGTTAGAAATTTACATGGCGCAGCAAATGGAGCGTATCTACGGTTCAGACTGGCGACTACACACTACGACCGGTGAACCAACTGTTGTTATTACAGATCGACAAGATTCTAGAACACTACGAGTTTATCCAAGACCGTTTATTGACAACTTGTATGACACTTATGAAGCTGATCCGTCTATGTTTGGCGTTACTGATGCTTTAACTGGCTATACAGTGGATTCTGCTTTTGGCACCACTGCATCAATTTATGACACTGAATTAATAGATGAAACAATTGCACCTTTTGGTATTATTGTAGGTGGTGCAGAAGGTAGCTATTTAGTTGCAGAATACGTGAGAAGGCCGGTAGCTGTTACATCTGTTTTAGACGATCCAGAAATTCCCGACGCTTTTGATACAGCGTTAGTTAAGTATATTAGCGGTACTGCTTTACGCGATGACATAGATGCGCAGAATAGAGCTATGGGTAATGAAGAGCTTATATTGTATCAAAACGAGTTAATTGATTTAAAAGCAGTAGGCAAGCAAGCAAACACTACAATAGCACATAATAATACTTCTGAATACAGAGGTATGGGCTAATGCGTATTAAAGCTTTTAATGGCGGGTTAAGTACACGAGTAGACGCCCAGTTGATCGCTGACAATGAAGCTCGGCAGTATACTAATGTTGATTCCGACACAGCTGTGCTTACACCAATAAAAGACAAAGTACTTTCTGTTGCATCAATTAATAGGTATAGCTATTTTTCAGTAACAGATCAAGTGTGGTATTCTGATAGTTCACCAGCAGATTTTCTTGAGTACAAAGAAATACTATACAAAGCAGATCGGATAAATGCACCGGTTAAAATATTGACAGGTATTGAATACCAACTAGGTATAACACCGCCAACAGGTACGCTTGTTGCTATCGCTGCGTCAGCACCAGAGTCAATTGAAAGAATAACGTTAACACCAAGCTTTGATGGGGCTTCAGATTTATTAGAAGGCGCGTATAAGTATAAAGTAGTAAATAAATCATCTACAACAGGTTTTGTTTCTTATTCTTATTTTAAGGTACCTGTAGAAGAAGTTACTTTAAAACCAGTTACTAGAGGCGGCAGACCTACCAATGTTTCAAGTACTAGTCAAGCTGGTTTACGCTATGCTACATTTCATGGTCGCATAGTACAAACAGGTGAAAATCAAGTAGAGCTGACTTTTGAAGACACAAACGCAGACTTAGTTCGTGTTTATCGTTACTTCGATAGTGCTTGGAAAGCTTTAACTAGTGATTATCAAACTGCTGCAACTACCGTAATTGATAACACGTATGACATTTCTGCTAACGATGAGTTAGAAGAAGAAGAAAAAATAACTGGCACTTTGCAATACGCTATTACTTATTATAGCTCAAGAACAGGTGCAGAGTCGACGCCGTTATTGTCTAACGAAGTAGAAGTAATAAATGGTGAAGTGCAAATAACAGCTATTCCTGCTAGTAGCGATCCACAAGTAGACAAGATACGTATTTATAGAATAGGCGGTAATTTAACAGTATTTTCACTAGTCACAACTATTAATAACGGCACAATTTCATACTTAGATACAGTGATAGATACTGATATAGTTGGTACTATACTGACTAGCACAGAAAACGCAGTAGCTCCAGTAGGTTTAAAATACTTGACTGAATCATATGCAATGTTATTCGGCGCAGTAGCAGATAAGCTAAGGTTTACGCCAATTGGCAATCCTGATGCTTGGCCAGAGTCATTCTTTTTAGACTTTCCTGCGCCATTAACTGGCATAAGCAAAACTGCTATTGGCTTATTAATACACACTTACTATCAAACATATTTAGTTACAGGTACAGGGCCTACAGCGTTTGCCCAACAAATATTAGCCAATGATCAAGGTTGCATTTCACACGATTCTATACAAGAAACAAAAGATACCGCTTTATGGCTGTCTACAGACGGCATTTGTGCTTCTGATGGTTCAGACGTAAAAGTAATTTCTAGAGACAAATTAGGTAAGCAATTATATAGCTCAGTAAACGCTATATTATATGATCAAGTATATCAAGTGCAACTAACAGATGGATCCGTTATAGCATTAGATTTTGATCGAGGTATTTTTAAACAGTTTGAATACGATGTTGATTATTTAGTTGTTGCAAACGATAATATTTACGGGCATAAAAACGGGCAGCTGTATCAATTGCTAAGCAGTGATGCAACATTGCCTATGACTTATGTATCACCTGAATTTGAAGGTGCGGGTTTAGTAGAGCAAAAAGTATACTCGTCAGTGCGATTTTATTCTACAGGTTCTGTGACTTTAACTGTGTATATCGACGGTATTGAAATTGGTGTGTATACTAAAACAACGACAGATTCGCATGAAATAAAAATACCGCAAGATAAAAAGCGCGGCTTTTATATAAGCTTCAAAGTAGAAGGCCCAGGTGAATTAAGGGAGCTAGAATGGCTTGATGGTAATGCTAATGGCTAATCAAACAATAGTTAGCGTGCCAACTAAGTTCCAAGAATTTAAACAGGTTAGAGCGTTTGCCGTAAAACTAGTAGAGCAGTTAGATTTAGTTTTAGGTTACCGTGGTGCAGTAGGCTACGAAGAAGCAGGTACGGCAGAGCAATTGACGCAACAAACATTAGCATCATTATCTGAAGCTGTGTCTGATTTTGAAAGCGCTTTAGACGCTATACGAGATGATTTAAACGTAATTCGAGACAGTATTGTTAGCTATCAATCAGGTGTTACCATTACTGACATTGCGTATACTGCACCAACAATATCGGGTGCGTATGTACAAGCTGAAGTGCAAGCTATTGCAGATGAAGTTGAAACTGTTGGTGCTACATTAGATTCACTATTTGCAGCCTTACGCGCTGTAAACATTATAGAGTAAATTATTATGGCAGAACAAAGATTACCATATGCTGACAATTGGTTCGATTTTGTCAGACAAGAGATACTCGCTACTTATGGTGATGAAGTAACGATTAATCGAAAATCGTTGCACAAATTTGGCAGAGCTGAAGCTATAGGCACTTCTGAAACATCTGTTAATGTTCTGTCTAGAACAGAACTTTTACCTGCAGACAATACTATAGACACCATTAGTAGCACAAACGCAAGTGACGTACAAACTATTTCAGTAGAAGGCATGGTTTTAAACGTAGATGCCACTATTTCATTTAACACACAGGATGTAACATTAAACGGTCAAAACAAAGTAGTGTTATCTACGCCTTTATTTAGGGTAACTAGGCTTAACAATATAAGCGTTAGCGCTACAGCAGGGGATGTGTATGTTTATGAAGATACTGCTATTAGTAACGGTATTCCATCTGATTTAGACTTTTGGCACGGCACAATGGACAGTGATGCACAAAGTACATTAAAAGCTAGCACAACTGTGTCTAGTGATAACTATTTCGTTATAACACGCTGGGATGCATTTGTTAATAGACAACAAGCAGCTGCTGTTGATTTTAGGTTAAAATTTAATGCATGTGGAGAACATTTGCGTACAAGATTATTAATGTCATCTAGAAATACGTCTTCTCAAGCTACCATAGAGTTTAAACCATTTATTATTGTACCGCCAAAGCATGACATATTAGTAACAGCAATTTCGTCTTCCAATGGAACTGCAGTTAATTCGTCTTTTTTTGATTTCTTTGCAGACATAAATAAGTAATCTATTATGACTAAATCTACTGAAATAAACAGACTGCAAGACACGTTAAGCCAGATGCCACAAATAGAGTGCCATTTGGATCATTTCTTTTCTGACGGTGTATATGGCAGAGTGTGTACTATTGAAGCTGGTGATACAGTTATAGGTAAGTTTCACAAAACAAATCATCTGTCTATTTTACTAGAAGGTACTTGTACTGTCACTTCAAAATATGGTACAGCAACATACAAAGCACCGTATGTTATTCATGCTTTAAAAGGTGATAAACGTGCAGTATTTGCCAATACAAAAGTTAAATATATGACAATTCATGTAACAGAAGAAACAGATTTAGCTGTTATAGAAGCTAACACTGTGGAGGATAGCTAGGTGGCTTGGGTAGCAGTAGCAGTAGCGGGTTCAGCCGTTGTAGGCGCAGCAGTGTCTTCTAATAGCGCAAGTAAAGCCAGGAAGTCAGCTGCAAATGCAGCTAGTAACGACTTAGGCTTTGCGCAAGCACAGTATAACGATTGGTTAGACGCGTTTGGTGATATTCAAACTAATCTGTCTGATTATTATGAAGCTTTAACACCAGCGTTTTTAGAAACTCAAGGGCTACAAGCATTTGAGCAAGAAAAAGCGCAGGCTTTAGATGGGTTAAGAACAACATTAGAACAGCGAGGCATTGCCACTTCAGGTTTAGCTGCAGATATTGAAAGAGATGTTGCAATAAATTCTGCTTCTGAACGCGCACGCATTCGTGCCGAAGCACCAATAAAAAGTGCCCAAGTACAACAAGAGTTTTTACAAATTGGCCTAGGTCAAAACCCGGCTAATAATGTGCAACAGGCGTTGTCAAGTAGAACAGCACAACTTAGTGCAGATTCTAGGTTAGCTACGCGAGCAGCTGGGCAAGCTACAGGAGCTGCAGTTGATTCTACTTTTGATGCACTACAAGCTATATTAGATAGGCCTACTGGTACTACAACAGTAGGCGCGCCAATGGGCAATCCAAATAATACAACAGCTGCCAGTACGGCTTAGGATCACTACTATGCCAGATAACTTAACTACATCAGTCATCTCAAGTGCGTTAACTCAGGGAATAGCTAGAAATAGCAGCCCTGAGCGTGCTGCTGAACGTGCAAAAGCTAGAAGTGTAAAAGAAGAACAAGATCAGCGATTACGTGCACTTCAGGCTACGGAACCTACAGAAGAAATGTTTGGCGTACAAAATGAAATTGCACAGCAAGAGCTAGTTAAGCTACGTGAACAAAATAAAACGTTACTGCAGTCAACTGTTAAGTCGCGTACTTTTGACGCTTTTGATCGGTTTTCTTCTGACAATGACGCTAGGCATTTAACAACACTAGTTCAAGATTTAAAATCTAGTGGACTGCCTACAGGACCTCTAAGTAGTATTGCTAGAATAGACAATTTGAATGACGGCGACAAATTAGAATTAGAGCGCCTCGGTTTTGATTCAAACGCAGTATTAGCTAATCCAGCGGCTAAAGGTGCATTTGTTCGCGTTACTGATATTGATGGTACTACTAGTATACGATCTGTAGACAAGCTTAAAGGTGGTACAGGTTATACTAGGTACGCTAGTGAGCGAGAGTTAAAACAGCAACGAGAGAGAGCAGAAATTATTGCTTTACTACGCCGTGGCTCTGGCGGTAGCGGCACGCAAGACGAGCGTGAAGCTGAACGCTTGTTGCAAGAAGAAGGTTTAAGCAAAGATACACCAGAAGGTTTAGAGCGATACAATGAGTTATTTAATAACATAGTTGTTAGAGACAGACAAACTGCAGTAAGTAAAAATATTGACGAAGTAGACACTGTACGCGACTCAATAGACGGTTTAGCAGAAACTAGGTTTGGCAAAGACTATTTTGACTTATCCATGAATGATCCTAAAGTACGTCGAACTTTTGAAGCCAAAATTGAGCGCATGGAGCAAGTAGGTAATCTTAAACTATCTGCAGCAGAAAAGAAAAAAGTTGGTCAAATTAAACAATTAATAGCTATTGGCGATCCTGCAACTAAAATTACAGACAAAGAAACAGGCATTATAGACCGTTTTAGTAATGACGTAGAAAAATACGTGCGTGACAAAGTAGACGGTGTAGAAGCTACTTCTGCTTATTCTGCTTATAGAAATATACTTCGTAACGCTTTGTACGGTTCAGTATTAACTGAAGGTGAAATGAAAGCGTTCCAGGATCAATTTGGCGATTTAAAGCAGCAAACTGGACCAGTGCTAGTTCAGTTTAAAACTGCTTTGTCACAGTTACAAGGCGAAATGCAGGCGTTACTAGATACTAATAATAGTTATATAATGCATTTTAGAGTTGGCCGCGATAAAGAATCGTTGGAAAATATAATTGACGGGTTAGAAGAACGTATCAGGTTTATTTCTACCATGGATAAATCTACTCCTGACGTTA